GCATCTTGTATTTCAGCATCATCTTTGTTTAATATAGCTTTAGCTAACTCCCCTGCTTCTTCTTGTAATTTTATGTATTGTGTTTTAACATCTCCCTTTTCATATAAACCTCTAACTTTAGCCCACTCTCTAATATTCTCAAACATTTTAAGAGGTTTTTTAGAGCATTTAACTGTTGGTTTTTCATCTTTAACAATATAATCTTTAGGAAAATTATAAGCAAACGCTTTATTATATACATAACATCTAGATTCATTGTACATAGATGTTTTCGCATTGTCTAATATCCAAGGTATTGTATGTTCATTAATCTGAAATGTTCCATGTTCAGTTTCCCAAAGTAATCCATTATTTCTAAGTAGACTTCTTTTTAAATCCGACTTGGGACATGGAAATGTAGTTGTTTGTTCTGTTACATTTATTCTCATATTGGTTTTTGGTTTTAAATTTTTGTATAATTTATGGTCTACTTTGTAGCCATATTGCTTCTGTAGTTCAATCTCCTTATTAGATATATAATCTACATCAGTAGATTTTTCTAATATTTCATATTCATCTGGAGTGTAACCTTGTTGAACAGTGACCCGGTTATTAAGATCACAGGTAACACCTATTTTTTTACCAGGAATATGGTATAAATAATATGTCATTTTATATTTGGTAATTTATCGTTATAAATATGCATGTTTGAAGCATAATGATAGTACCAACCTATTGGTAATTTTAGCTTTTTAGCAACTAATTTCTGTAATTCACTAAAACAATATTGATCATTACAAAATCCATACCAAAGATCGTTGCTTCTCATCATCACACTCATACATAACTTATTATCAATTATCTGAAAATGAATAGCACAAGTACACGGCGTATCGTATTCATAATTAAAGTTTTCCTTTCCATCATATATACTAATTACCGCGTGTCTTGTATCAGGTTTGTTTTTTAGTTTTTCAACTATATAATCTAATTGACCACCTCTTTTCCATTGAAATCCATAATTTGATCTAACGTGTCTAAATTGGTCTGCCATTTTCTCCCATATAGGTGGTATTTTACCATATATCTCACCAAGTTTATCTATATGTGGATCACCTGATAAATACCATTGCCATTCAGCTTCAGCATATTCTTTACTCCATTTTCTAAATTCTACATCTATTGTATTTTCTTTTGGGTGATGCATATAAAATCCACAATTAAATATAGCTTTTGTATTATCAAAATCTATACCACTGTCACATATATAATCCCAAAGAAAATTAAATGCATGATTCGCATTATAAAAATTCTGTTTTAAGCTTCCCATGGTAAATCTTCTTTTTGTAGTTCTTCATTAACCTCAGGTATATAACAACCTGACTTTGGTTCCCAAGTGAAAAAACACTCAGCGCCGTTTTCTCCTAAGTTTTGGAATTTTACTTTTAATACTTTTACTTTAGTATTTTTCTGTTCATAATTCCTATGTACCAGTATTCCATGATAACTTGCGTCATACCATTCTCCACCACCTTTTATGTTATACATATTAGGTTCTTCCATTTTACCATCTTGTCCTTTATACATCTTTGTCGGATGTGCTACGATAAATGTTAATACATCATACTTCTTACAAAATTGTTCAATCTTAGACAGATAATCCATCGTATAACGATTTACATCATCTGACATCGCGTTTGTGTCTCTAACCTTATTATATGGATCAATTACAAGGCATTTAATACCCTTACGTTTAACCAGTTCAGCTCCTTTAGCCAACACTGATTCTAAACTATATTTGTCCATATCAATAAAGTAAAAGTTATCATTAACATGATCAGCTACACTATTCCATGTTTTATTACCTATATCACTTGGTAATGGCATACCTTGCCAAACCTTACGCATAAGCTTATGTGCATGTAAATATGTAGGTGCATTTTCTGGTGATGCAAATGCTGTTTTCCATCCATAGTTTTTATTATATCCAACTACCATTTGATCAACAAAATCACTCTTACCACTACTAGGAATCCCAGTAACAGTAATAAATTGCCCAGTATATGTACTGAATATTTTATCAAAGTTATCAAGACCTATCTGAAACCCAGGTTTAAATCCATGCTTAACAAAATCCTTAAGATCTTCTTCAACATCTTTTAGTTGTGTTACGTTTTCAAGAGGTACAGGTTTAGCTATTGCCACAACATTCCTGAGATCTTCAACGCTGTACTTGAGTAAATACTCATTAGCATCTTTACAATCTCTGAAATCTGCTAAATAACAATTTTCAGCACCTAGTCTACGAATAAACTCCTGCTGTAAAGCAACTCCTGCTTCATCTTGATCAACTGCTAGTATTATTTTTTCTTTATTCTCGAAATAATCTATACAATTATCGAGATAATCTAAATTGTTTTGGTTAAGTGTTGCTCCATTAGGTACAGATACAACATTTCTAATACCAGCTTCTACAAATGCTAATACATCCATTTCACCTTCTACAATTATACAGCTGTCATGGCCTATAATACTATTAATATTATAAAATATCTTTTCAGCACCTTTGTATAACTTGAAGTTTTTACGACCATCTCTATATTTAATATTAATGAGTTCATTACCCATAAAATAATTAAATCTGATCGTATTCTCTTCCTTGCCTGTTTGTGGCATCCACTCTTTACATTCAGTTACATTAACGTAATCTAAAGTTTCTTGAGATATACCACGATCTGCAAACCATTTTAAAACCTTATCACTAAGTTCAGTATTATATTGAATAACCTGTGGTGATGTACCTGGTTTTTCATATTCTTTATCTGCATTACCTTTTCTTTTGTAGGTATGCATTTGAAATGTTGAGTTACAGTTGTGACAAGTACCGAGACCACGTTCCCAATCATACGAAGCACATTGCTTCTTTTGATTCTTAGGTTTCCTATCAGAAGAGCACAGAGGACACGTCCCCTGTGTTTTTCCTTCTGCAAGATCATATTGATTGAAATTATCAATCAAAAATCCATTGATCTCTGTGTTTTCTACTTGCATGTTTAAAATGGTATGTCTTCGTCTACTGGTTTTGTAGGTTGAACAGTCTGAGTTCTACCTTGTTCAAAAGGTATTACCTCAGGAAATTTACCATTTGTCCAAACCACCCTGCAATTACCTAAGTAAGTTTTAGGGGCTTTGGCTTCACGCTCTTCCTTGGATTGATCAACAACAACTGGACCTTGATTTCCAAATTGATCAGGTTCGTCGTTTACTGTAATCGCAATAGGAAGATACTTACCTTTCTTACCTACGATAATTTTATCTTTAGGTATCATTGAAAGATTTATACTTGTTTTTACAATTCCTGCCATAATTAATATGTTGATAATTGGTTAAACATTCTGGATAACTGAATTTTTGAAGCTCCAGTTAACCTTCTTAAATTATCCACGGCTTTCACGTGGCTCTGGTTATTATAAAAATTATTTACACTCGTGTGTACACCAGTAACATCACAAGTTCTTTTTCTAGTTCTTGCCATAAAATTAAATTTAAAGTGTTTCACTAATAAAATACTGACTCGGATCGAAATCCTTGTCGTTAAAAAATAGATTATATACTTCAGATGCTTTCTCTACTTTCCTCTCTCCGGATCGTAAAAACTCTTCTGAGCATTCAAACAATCCTATCTGATTAGTATTTTTATCTATTACTATAAATATAAAATCATACCCAAACAATTTATTATAAATATATGCTTGGCTATCATAATTATATCTGAATGCCGATGTTCTAAATTTATTTATATCGGCAGTTGTTTTCAAATCAATAACTAATTCCTCTTCGTTATTAACAACATCTGCTTTACCTTTCCACTTATTCCCATACAACTCTGTTATCATAGGTACTTCATACTCACAATTCTTTTTGTTAATTAAATCTTTACACATCTGTGTATCAAGAATTTTGTCTGTCATTGATTTTACCATATCTACTTCACTCTGCAATAAGCAAAGCTCTCCCTCAGATTTATCTTTATAGACTTTTGTATTTCTCGTTGCGGCAGCAATGATATTAAAGTCCTTTAATTTATCTGGTTCGAGCAATGCTGTATGGAAATATTTCCCAATTAAAATTGCAGGTGAGGATTTAACCTCACTTCCCAACGCTAATGGATTACTTAATAATGTTCCAATATCACTATTACTAAGGAACTGTTTTCCGAAGACCCCGTAATAATGTTTATCGTCTTGTAACTTCTTAAGTACAGTTTTTTTATTCATTATATCTTACTAAGTTCAGCCTCTACCTCTTTATTCATTGAGTATTTTTGCTTAATAGCATTAACTTTACCTCCAGCCTTTACATAATCAATAGCTTTATCAAAAGCATCACTGCCTTTATTAAGCCATTGTTTTGCATTAACTGAAGATTGACCGTGATCATTAGTAGCATCACTGTCTTGCGTATCATCTATTAAGAATAAATTACCCAAAGCATATTTCTTACCATATGAAGAAGCACTACCAAATCTCTGTGGCATTTGCATACCCTTTTGACTGATGTCTACTCCAACTATAGCAGTCGCGTGTATAGCATCCATGCCATCACTGATCGTTGCTGTAGTTTTAATCACAAAATTATCGTTTATTAATTCCTCATTAATAGTTACGGTAATCCCGTGTTCCAATAAATATGGTTTGATTGCTTCAAGAATGTCCTCGGCACTTCTGAAATAATATTTGCCGAAGCTGTTAAATCTAGATTTCTTAGATTTAAACTTAGTCTGAATTGTTGCTAATTTTTCGTTAAGTTTCATAAAATTAAATTAAATTGCTTATATATATAATTACATAAAAGTGTTCACCATTTACATCAGTGAACTATTCAACTGGAAGATAATCAACCACTTGTGAATGATCTACGTTATCAACCAGTCTTTGTACAGCTTGTTTTTTAAGCTGTGATACTCTCACGTAAGCACTACTACCTTTTATACCCAATGCACTTGCTATTTGTTTAGCTGAACGCCTAGGGCAATCAAGACCATAGCTTAACCGTAGCACCTCATATTCCTTTTTATTAAGATGTTTACTTAGTAAACTTTTTAAGTAAGTATTTAATAATTCAGGATTATATTTTGAAGTGTTATCCGGTATTTGGTAAACCATATTGCTATCATCTTTAGGTTTTTCATCTATACTTAAAAATATAGAATTAAAAAACATTGATACCATATGTTTATCTCTACCGAAATCTTTTCTTATCTCATTTAGTTTATGTTCAGGTATACGTAAACTTCCTCTGTTAGTATCAATTCCTCTTCGTATAGCCCCATTAATTCTCTTTGATAAGAATGATTTTATGGTTTTGTTTTTATCGTCTGATTCATCAAGTTTATTTTGCTTAAGTTTATCAACTGCATAAATCAATCCCATGTTACCATATTGTATTAAATCTGGGAACTGTAAAACTCCCGATGCTACTTGAGCTGTTGAGAATTTTCTAGCTAAATTTATAACTAATGGTAAAAATTTAATAATTAACTGATCACGAGTTAAATTCTCATAATCATCTCTTTCGTATAATTTAGATCCTAATACTTTTTTCAGATCCGCTTCATACCGCATGTAATTTTCTACATTATATTTTCTCATGTAGTTCTTTATTCAATCTCTCTTTTTCTTCTTTTAATTGTTTGTTTGTATTTCTATGGATAGTTCTGGTAGAACAACCACAAATTTTAGCTAATTTATCTATAGTTATTAATTCATCATTATGATTTATTTCTAACATAGCATCGTATATTAACTGTTTACTTATTTTTATTCTACCAATTAAACTACCTACTATTCGAAGTTTTTCAGATATTTCTAATCCACACCCATCTTTAAAAATTACTTTACGTATTTTATTTCTAGGTGCAACATTAACATCATACTGAATAACCTCGTTAATCACCCTATCTAAAAGATCTGGTGGTATATTAAACGTTATAAAGTTGTTATGTTTTTCACAGATAAATAGTACTAATTCTGCGAATTTCTCAGCATCAAAATCATTCAAGTACCATAAAACTAGTAAATGCCATTTTAGTGATTTGTATGTTGTTATCTTCGCTTTACTCCTAAATAATTCATAACACTCATGAGTACCGTCTTGATAGAACTCTCCCCAGTCAAAAACCTGGGTTGGTTTATCTAAGATCGGATGTCTCCGGTATATTATTTTATTTCGATGTAAGTATTCTAAATTCCTGTGTGACATAAGCCTGTTACTAATAGTATTATATAACCCTATTGTCACATATAAATGTGACTATTCAGTTATAATACTTATTTTTACGTTCTCCCATTTACCTCCTTTTCTGGATTCATTAACTAAAAAATCAATACGCATTTCCCATCTCTCATTCATTCTGTCATTTACGCACCATTCTCCACTTAAATCTCCAGCTCCTTCAACACAAACTTTTGTATCAAACGTAAAACCTAACTCTTCTAGATCCCGCGAAACTGCAATCCACCTATGACCTCCAGGATCACTTGGATTAATATTTGCTAATGACGCAGTCACAAAAGGAGTGCTATCTGTCTGCTCTGGTGTTGCATGGTATATGGTTGCAGTTACAAATGTAGCCGCTAAAATAATGCTTTTAATCATACTATTCGTAGTTTCTTAAACATTTGAATAACGGGTGGCGATAACTACCACGTTTAGTCTTTTCAAAATACGTAAACGTTGCTGTTTTACCAACCCATGTCTTCATAAAATTGAAATTCTTCTGGAGAAATTTAAAATTATCCATTACTGGCATTCCAAATTCCATTCCTTCTGAATCTACTGCTATAAATTTACCTATAGTGCCACGTCTTTTACCCTTTCCTTCAACCCAATTTATAATTTTGGCCTCAGAATCTTGAAAATCTTTGACTTTCAGTAAATTTTTGCTTCTTTTCTGCTCATATTCACCATTTAATCTGATGATTGAACCTTCATATCCTTTATCAAGAAAATCTTGATGTAATACCTTTATCATCGCAGGTGTTGCCACTCTTTTAGTGGCAGTATAATGTATACTAGGACAATAAATGTCTGAGCATGTTAAATTATCTTGTCTACTTTTATATTTAAGGTTTTCTAGTAGATTTGGTTTTTGACCTGTGTAGTCGTACACATGATATTGTATCAATCTACATGCCTCAAGTTTATCCTCAACTGTCGGTTTTTGTTTTCTGACTAAGGATATAATTTTTTCAAAATTATCTTTTAGACGATGATTATATAATTCACCGTCTAAAATTAAATGTGGACTATGTTTAAATAAATCCTGCAGCTGCGCTTCGATGTGTTTCACGTTCATAAACCTTTTTCCTGTTCTGGAGAAGGCACCATCTTTCGTGAATATGCATCGCACACCATCGAGCTTAGGCTGCATGTATACTGGTTGACCCCAGTCTATCTGGTTCTGATCGGTATATACTTGTGCGAGCATTGGTTTAAAATCTTTCATTTGTTTTTTATTTTTGTTTCTAAATATCTTTTTCTTTTTAATAATCTTTTTTGCTCTAATAACATAAGTTGAGCTTGTTCGTATCTTTCTTCTTCAACGTATTTTTCTTCTGCTACCTCTAATTTTGTCAACATATATTCAATTTGGGATATTTCATCTCTCCATTGAATTATTTTTAATAAATCTTGCATATATTATCTGAATTTATTCGTATTTAGTTTGTATTCTAATCGTATCCTGATGGAAAATGTGAAATTTCATTTGATCTAGTTTCACCTTCTGCAAATTTAGTGTATTCCATATCGTGATAATATTTCTTTATTATATTATCAGGTTTTAATACAAATACACACCTACTACTATATTGATCGTAGCAACTTACCCATATGTCATTACTATCACCTGTCCATATCACGTATGTATATTGGTGATCAATAACTTCTGGGTGATTATATAGATAGCAACTGTCATACCACATATCGTGTGCTAATTTAGCAGCTAACTTGCTACTGTCACCACATATTTTTTCATTAGCTTTTATCCAATTTGCTATTTGTACTCCTTGCCATTCAGGATACCCATCATGGTGTAAGTACATATTTATGTGGCTGTTGTCACCTAATTTCCAAGGATTTTGAGCAAATCCAGCCTCGTGGTTGCTCGCGTAGTCTCTTTCAACTACCATTGTCATATTTCTAGTACTCATTTAATAATTGTTTAAATTGTTCTTTATTTATTTCTTTATTATTGTAAACATAGGTTATACTCCTATTGTCATGCTCGGTAATACATAATTCTCGTGGTTTTTTAAGACTACCAAGATCTATACACATTTGTTTTCTACAAAATGTATATACTTTCCATACACTGGTTAATGTTCTACGCGGGTCATCAGTTGTACCAACTAAATGCTCGTCATCACATTTCATCCAGTATCTGTATTTTTTCTTTTTATATTGAGATCTCTTAATTAAGTTACCTCTTCTATCACTTCTTATTGGCATTTCTCTCGTATATATACGTTAGTAGCGCCATTGCTGCTGCAAACATTGCAGTAAAAAATATAGCTTCTTGTAATACTGTCATATTGATTCTTTTATATATACATCAGTTAACTTATCACATAAGTGATCATAATCTGATGTGTTAATTAAATACTCTTGTTTTCCGTTTACAGTAACTTGTACTCTAAACATTACATCGTGCTTGAATTTCATTTTAAGTCTGTTGTTATTAATTTATTAATAATCTCTCTTAAATACCCATGATAAACACCCCATTGGTCTCTATGTTCTTCATAAAAAGACTGTTCACACCTTCTTTTTATGTCATCTCTAGCTACTTCTAGTAGTTTTTGTAAATGATCTGTTCTCATCTTGATCTTTCTTTAAATAATGCTAAACCAAGGTGACAATAGTTTATTATATCTGCAAATCTTGATTCAATACTCTCTGCTTTTTTTAAATTTGCATTGTTTAAATGCGCATAAATACTTGATATTTGCTTATCAAAAAATGCACCCCATACTTTTAATTCTGTAGTATTTAATCTACTAGCAGTATTTTTAAAGTTTGCGAGTATATCTTTATCTTCCTGAGTGTATTCAGGACCTTTAGATTTCATAGTATCTTTTGCCATATAATCTAAAGCTTTACTTAATTTTGTAAACTCTCTTTGTGTCATATCTTTAATCTAATAGTGTCATATATGCGTCTGAATTGTTCTTTCTGAACCAATCCCTACCTTTATCAAAATCATCAACCAATCCTTTTTCCCACTTACTTGCTTCTTTTGTTCCATCAAGAATTTGTTGTTGCGCTATCATAAGCGTATATTCAGCTCCTTTTAAGAAGTCATACATACTTAATTCATCTCTATTTAAATAGAAATCTTCTCCACTGAAAGGGTTAGTTACAATATCTCCTTCAGTATATCTTTGCCCATCAAACCATTTTGGTAATTTACTCTTCATCTTCCCATTCTTCTGATTCTTCATCGTATAAATCCACAAATTCATCCTCCATGTAAACATCGTTCCATAGATCTTCATCTACATAAACCGTTTCACCTTCTTGTACTTTTTCTATTACAATCTGAGCTAAATCATGCTCATAATAGTGTAAGTCATCCATCACATTAATATAATTATCTGCTTTATATTTAGCTATAAACACCTCATATCCGTCAGCGGTGTTTTCTCTATAAATATGAAAGCTACAGTTGTCTTCATCAGTATAGCTGGTATATATTTCAGCATCATAATGATCAAGATACCTTCTTAATTTTTCATTTTTCTCCATTATAATTTGTTTAAATTGTCAAACATTGATTCTCCCCAAAGTACATCTGTTGACATCACATCACCAAATGCTCTGAGTTGCTTGATCTCACCTATTGTAAGATCATTATAATACCTCTTAGTTTTAAGGGTATTCATTATACTTTCTATGCTAAGTGCATATCGATTACTATTTCTATGTAATCTTCTTTTAATTTCTGGTTTTAATTTATTGTATAACATAGAGATCAGTGGAGGAATCGAACCTCCATTGTTTTCAACTCAAGATCTACTGAGTTTCCTGTATCGTTCACCTTTGCCGAAGCCGGGGTTGAACCCATACCTGATCTATCTGGTCTTACCGTGCCATATTGAGCCGCCGTCGCCGTCACTCAAATTTCTACATAATTATCACCTTTTATAGTATACCATTTTGTATGCTCATTGGTGTAATTAATTTTAGTTAATAATGTTTTATTATTAAGTAAAATATTATTGTTTGGTAAAAATTTTATTGTTTTCATATTATTATTATCCGTAGTAAATCGTATTTATTTTGTATTAACTGTGGTTATATGCTTTACTATTATACTTTTCGAACACTATTTTAAGTGATCTTTGTACCATATAGTTAAATAAATCCTCTTTTTCAGATAGAGTAACTGATGGTGCTTGCCATTCTAAATATCTTTCAACATCTCTTTCTAATTCTTCTGCAATTCCTTGACAGATTTTTTCTACATTCTTTTTATTTAATTCCTTCATAGTAATTTTTTAGGTAATAGTTTAACATATAATTCATTCTCGCGAGTTGACTACCAATTAATTCTCTCGCTTGACCAATCCACTTACTTGTGTATAATTCTCCACCTCTCATATACATCCACCTCTTGTTTTGTTTATACACTGGATTTAGTTGATATGGTGACCATGCACCATTTTGTTTTCTTACATAGCCACTTTTAAATATAGCTATTCTTAGTTTATCATTTGTTGGTTTTTCACCTCTATTCCACTTAATTACTTGTTTAGTCCAACAAGTTACTGGAAATTCAAATTCTCTTGTGCCATTTTTGGCTTGTCTTTGTGTAGTTACTTCCTTAATATTATAATCAAGTAGTAATCTTCTTGCAAAAGCATTTTCTAATGCTTCTCTTTCTTGTCTATATTTATTCATTTTTTCCATTTATATACTTTCTCATTCCACATACCATTTCTACCACTATATTTATTTTTTAAGTAGTTTGGTATTACTTTTCCATTATGATCTCTGGTTTCTATTGTGTCACCAAATAATTCATAAAGATCTTTTTCTGTTGTGTTCTCACCAAGTTTAATACTTTGGTAAGCTTTGTAATTTGCCATTGTATTTTATTTTATTATATTCTACATACTTTTTATAATCTTTTGTAGACACCCAAGAATCTATCTCATGTATCCACACTTGCCCATCAATAACTGTCATAAGTATACACCAAAATCAGTTATTCCTCTTGTTGTGGCAAAGTAAATTCCACCTAATATGCCATAACCTACTAATGCAGTCATTCCATACATTACTATTTTAAAAGCAATTTTTATTACTTTATGTGTAAATTTTCTATTCATTTTATTTAATTTAAAATCCCCACTTGGTCACTAAAGTAAACCAAGTTAGTATTGTTAGTATAATTAAGAATACTATATCCTCAATTAATTTCTTTAAGTCTATATTCATATTTTATATCCACACTGTATTATCTTCTTTTTCTTTTAAGAATTTTAACAATTCTTTCAGTGACAAATCACCTTCAAGATACATAATCCAGTAATCTAATTTATTATTCATTTTATTGTATTTTATCCATTAAGATATTTAACTCATCAAAGAGTTCTCCATATGGTGAATCATATACAACATCTAGTGTATAAGTTAAACCATCAATAGTGATTTCACTCAAATCATTATCACTATCTATTTCAAATGCTATAGTTTTAATCATAGTTATTTATTTAATTGTTAGTGACTAGGAGAAGAATTGCACTTCTCTTCCATTACTAATCTAGTCTAGTAGAATTTCAATTTTTATACTTGTAAAGAACTACTATTAACACAAGTTTGAAATAAAGGTTAGTATTAAACTAACTCTTTATCTCTTAACACTACTGGAATATTATTAGTTGCAGTGTAACTTTTATATTTTAACCAACATGGTAAACTTTCTAAAGTGTCTTTCATTATAGAGAAAACTTTATCATGATTGTACTTTATAGTTTTACCTTTTTTAGTTGTAAAAGTGATTTCTGTGTTTGTATTAAGAAGACTTTTTCTTACTACAAATCTTTTTGAAGTGATTGTATTCATTGTAATTTATTTAATTTATTTAGTTATTAATATTATCTTTGTTGCTTTGTATTTAGTTTGTAAAAGTAGATTGTTTATTTATTACTATTTTTTTATTTATAATTATAGTGCAAACTCTCTCACTTTACAATTTCATATTTTAATTATTATTTTAATTTCTTTTATATATATTATCTATATACTTCTGTAAATACTTTGTAAATTATTTATTAATTAGTATTATTTATTAATTAATATATAATCTAAATTCCAATCATCAGTTTTAATTGTGTATTTAATATTATTTTGATTTAGTGAATTTATAGTTTGATTAAAATCAGTTGTTGTATATTCAAATAAGATGAATTTATATTTTGAATAGTCATTTATATTTAGATTATTATCTAAGAAGAATTGAGAGCAATCAGATTTGTAATGTATTTCTGAGTTGTTTTTTAAGATTGAATTTAATTTATTGTAAGTCATATTGATTTATTTAAAAGGTTAAAAGATATAATATTTTATTAGAGATTATTTAGATAATTTAAATAATCTATGTGATAAGTTTGAATAATTGGTATTATTATAGGTTATATAGTGATTATATAAGGATGTATTAGATATTTTATAATAAGATAGGTGGTTAAGTTTGATATGGTTTGGAGAAATTATTTTGATTGAAAACATAGTTGATTATTTAATTGTTATTAGTTATTTATATGTATTATCTAGTGAGGTCTGTAGTTTATTTGTAATAGTCAGATCAAAAGGTAAAAAACATGGGATGAAATCATGACAAAAAAGGTAAAAAAATGAGGGGAAAAAGGGAAAAAGGGAGGGGGCCCGGTTGAGGAATTTCGGTTTTAGTTTGATGGGAGAAAAAAATTTAGTAGGGGTAACACTCTACTCCAATATATATAATGTAATTTTTATAGTGACAATAGGGTTATATAGTATACTAGTAATAGGCTAGTGTCACCCTCTCCCCTTATGATATTATACTAGGTATAATATCTAGTAACCTACCTATATATAGGATTAAGAGTAATAAGCTAATGTCACACTAGTAAATAATATATATAACATGTGATAATTATAAAGAACAATCTAAATTTAAAACATGGTAAATAACGATAATAAAATAACAGCAACATATCCGGTAGATGAGAAGAAATCAAGAACACTATTTGATATAACAAATGACCCTAATTTTAAATTTGGAGATGAATTCAATCAAAGGTATTTTTCAAATTTACCAGAATTAGATATAACCACAGACCCTGTAACTGGAGAAGTAGTTTCAGGTGGAGCGGGTAGTAGCACAGGATATGACAAACTACAGAAAGATTGGGATGAATATAAAAAAAATCCTGAAGAATTTTGGAACAAAGAAGTAAAAACTGGTTTAGTATTATCTGATAAAGATGCTATAAATACTATGGGTAGTATAGGAGAAGTATACAAACAAGGTATTTTCGGTAAATATAATAAGCGAAATTTTGATTTAGAAAATCTAGAGGGTACAATAACAGATATTGATATAGAAGATAGAGCATTTAACAAAAATCTTCCAAAAGGAGAAGATAAATCATTAAATGCGAGACGTGCGGCCACGATAGGAATTGCAAGGGGCGTTCATCAGGATGTTAAAAATGCGGATAATTATATTGGCATAAAAGATGGTGAAGGTATTAATTTAGAAAAGGTTAATAATAGAATTGGTGAAATGACAAAAAATCTTGATCTAAAGACAGAAGAAGGGAGAAATAATCAATACCAGATAGAATTAGAGTACGCTAGATTATTAATGAAAAGAGGAATACCATTTAATTCAGGCCAGGGAAATACCAAAACTATAGACGGTAAATCACTTAAAGCAATGGGATTTAAATATGCAACAAACGTATTTAACCAATTATACAACGAACAAAACTCTGATGAAGTTGTCGGAGGAGTTTAAACAATAAAAATAAAAACAAATGAAACTACTAACATACTTAATATACACACTACTGATAACATGTTTTTTAGCATGTGGACCTAAGCCTTCACATAAAAGAAAGATGGAATGGAAAAAACATAAACTTGAACAAATAGACAGTTTAAAACTAGAACACCCTGATTCGATAGTTAAATATAGAGAAAAGAGATTAGCAAGAAAAAAGAAAAAACAATGTTGCGCTCAGTGTGCGTGTATACAATCAGATAGCATTTAATATTTGGTATTTATTTAGCGTAACAATAAACCTAATACTACTATGGCAATATTAGATGGTAACACATTATCAGAGCATATTCAATATCTAAGAAGGCAAAATACCTTATTAAATAAAAAAATCGCTGGATTATCTGCGGGTGGAACCTCTACAACAATACAACAATCACCGAACACTCTTGGTGCAAATATATCAATAACAAATTTACCGGTAAAAGACGAGGATAATATGTCCTCAAATTCTGATGTACATATCGCTACACAACAATCTATAAAAGCATACGCTGATTTAATGCTACCTAAAGCAGGTGGTGTAATGACAGGTTCATTAACAGTTGGTGTTGATGACACTGGGCATGATGTAAAATTATTTGGTGCTACATCAGGTGCATATTTATTATGGGATGAAAGTGCTGATAAATTATTAACAGCAGGTGGTGCAGTTATAGATATAGTAAAAGATAAATTATTAATTGGTGGTACTGCGGTAACAACTACAGCAGCTGAACTTAATATATTAGATGGTGCAACTTTATCTACAACGGAGCTTAATTATGTTGATGGTGTAACATCTGCAATCCAAACACAACTTGATGCTAAACTTCCTTTATCAGGTGGGGCGATGACTGGTGCTATTACAACAAATAGTACTTTTGATGGTAGAGATGTAAGTGTTGATGGGGCTAAGTTAGATAATATAGAAGCAAATGCTACAGCGGATCAAACTAACGCGGAAATAAGAGCAGCAGTTGAAGCGGCTAGTGATTCAAATGTATTTACTGATGCGGATCACACAAAGTTAAATGGTATTGCAACAGGTGCTGAAGTGAATGTGCAAAGTGATTGGAGTTCGGGTTCAGGGGATGCACATATACTAAATAAACCTACAATACCTAGTGGTAATCAAATAATAGATTGGACTACAGATCAAGGTTCTACTAATATACATGTAAATAATTTAACACCTGTAGCACTTACAACTGTGCAGACCGCGGCAAATCAATCAGCAATGTTAGCATTAACAACACAAGAAGGTGATGTTGTTGTAAGAACAGATGAAAAGAAATCATATATGCACAATGGTGGTACCGCTGGTGATATGAATGACTTTACACTTTTACAAACACCAACTGATGTTGTAACGAGTGTAAACGGTGCAGTTGGAGCGGTCACGTTAACCCATGATGGGTTTAGTGATTTTGTAGCTAATGAGCATATAGATTGGACAGCAGACCAAGGGTCAACTAATATACATTCTGGAAATTATACAGATACAAATACTAATCAACTCACAACATTTTACGCATTAGATGATGATAATGACAGTAAAACAATAGCGCAAGGAAAATATATAAAATTTGTTTCAGCAACTGGTACAGCTGGAACAAATTGGTCAGGAGCAGGTACTAGTGGTGATCCATGGGTGATGACAATTACAAGTCCAGACACACAGACAACAAATGCTATTGACGGGTCAGGCACAGCTAATGATGTAGCAATGTTTTCTGATAGTAATACACTAACAGATGCACCAATAGCAATCAGTGGTGATAATGCTACTTTTGCAGGAAATGTAGATGTTAATGGAACTGAAATAACAGTTGGTGGTACTGGTTCAATATTCGCTGAAAATAATATTAGATTTAAATCTTCAGGGGCAGCATATATAGACCACAATACAACAAGCCAGTCAATTATATTTAGGACATCTACAAGTTCAAGTTTAGATACAACAGCTTTAACAATAACAAATGCAGGTAATGCAACTTTTGCAGGGAATATTGGTCTTGGTGGAGCAACTAGTCCTAGTAGACTTTTACATATAGATAATACAAGTTCAACTAGTACAGCTGGTGCTTATATTTATACAAATGCACAACATACAGGAGCAGATACCCAAGCACATGTTTCAATAAGATCAGATCATGCAAGTTCTACCGGTGATGTTCTTTACGTTAGAGGTGATGGTACTGGTAATTTACTTACGTTAGACAAAGGTGGTTCAGATAAACTTGTTGTTGATGATGATGGTAATGCAACTTTTGCAGGTAATATTTTAATGGGTAATACAGTTGTAAATCCAGCATCAGGTTTTTCAGATCAAACAGGTATAGGTTTAAAATATTCAGCAACGGTTCCAGAACTACAAGTATCTTCAGATAGTACAGCTTTACAGTTAGGTAGAACATCTACTGGTGGTAGTGGACAAATAATGGCAATGAGAGCTGCTTCTACTACAGTACATGATTTTAGAACAACTTATTATAGCACAACTGGTTGGGTAGATGCTGCTAATTTTAAAATTGGTGGTGCTCAAGGTAGTGACGGTCAAGTATTAACATCAACAGGTTCAGGTGTAGCTTGGGAAGCCGCGACATCAACTGATAGTACTAAAATGCCATTAGCTGGAGGAACATTTACAGGTGATGTAACATTTGATGGAGCTAATTATCATATGATGTGGGATAAATCTGCTAATGCTTTAGAATTCTGGGATAATGCAAAGTTAACATTTGGTGACCCAGGAGGTTCTCCAAATTTAGAATTATACCATGATGGTAGTCATAGTTATATAGATAATGATCATACTGGTGATTTATATGTTAGATCGCTTAATGATGATGTTGTAATTCAAGCCGCTGATGATGTCTTTATATACACGCAAGCTGGTGAAGATGCTATAATAGCAAGAGGTAATGCAGCTGTAGAGCTCTACTACAATAATTCCAAGAAACTTGAAACAAGTGATGCTGGAGCAACAATAACAGGCGCATTAACTACAACAGGTAATGTTACTATTAGTAGTAGTATAAATAGATCTATTATATTAGATTATACTTCTGGTAGTGGTGGTTATTCATGGATGTCATTTAAACAAAGTGGCACAGAACAGTTTAGAGTCTTTGGTAGTTATACTGGTGATTATTTAAGTTTTTATAATGACCAAAATTCTGTAGGTCATCAACTTACCTTAGCGGCAACTGGTGAGGTTGGAGTTGGTACTGACTCACCTTTAGCTAAATTAGATGTAAGGACTTCAGGCAATACCGCAATTCCAGGCTTAGATGCAGCACCAGGAACATCAACCTCAGCTATATTTAGAAATAGTGGTAATACTGTTATTTTAGCGACAGGAGTAGATAATGCAAATACATCTTGGTTGCAAGGAAGACAAAAAACTGGAACGGGGAATGCTTTTCCTATAGCTTTAAACCCTTTAGGAGGCAATGTTGGAATTGGAGAAACCACACCTGACAAAAAATTAGACGTATATACAGCTACAAATACAGATGGTATAAGAGCATGGGGACCAGCAACTAATCTTGCTTTAATGTTAAAAAATACAGGTAGTAATGGTTCAGATTGGAATATAGCATCCACTGGTGGAGGTCATGGTTATGGTGATGGTTCATTACAATTTGGTATTGCTTATGGTGTTCCTAAAGTAACATTTAAATCAGATGGTACAGTTGGTATAGGAACTTATGCCCCTGACTCTTTACTTCATGTACAATCTACAGGTTCAGCAGTAATACATCTTGAAAATACAGGTAATGCTCAAGCAAGAATACAATTAGACGGAGATCGATCTGGCGCAGATAATAACATAGGATATTTAGAAGGATGGTGGAATGGAACTTCTGTAGCTGAAATTCGTTTTAAAAGTGGACAAGACACTACAAATAAAGATGAAGGTTGGATTGACTTTTTAACCGCACCACCTGGAGGTACACCAGCATCTCGTATGGTTATTAGAGAAGACGGAGATGTTGGAATTGGTACTGCGAGCCCTGCACAACAACTTCATATACAAGATAATAGTGGTGGTGGTGTAATATTATTAGAAAGACAAGATAGTTCAACAAGTGGAACCATGGGTGAGATTCTTTTTGGTAGTCGTGATTATGATGACTCGCTTGCTTCTATTAAAGCTGTTATGGCTGGTTCAACAACGAGTGGTAAACTAGTTTTTTCTACAGAAGCAACAGGTGCGGCACTAACAACAGCTTTAACATTAAATTCAGACCAATCTGCAACTTTTGCAGGAAATGTTACCGCTTCATCTGGTACTGGTCATTTTTCCAATGTTAATTCTTCATCTTATCAACTAAATGGAACTTATGTAATGGATTCTAGTAGAAATTTAGTTAATATAGCTGCAATTACAACTACAGGTGTTGCAACTTTTGGAGATGATGGAATTATAAACACTGCAAATAAAGCCTTAAAAATTAGGTATTCTACAGGAAGTGCAAGTCATGAAGGAAGACTACGATGGGCAGGTTTACAACTAGGAAACAATGGTACTAATAGAATAGTAGCTGGAAATACTCAAGCTGGTGGTTCTTTAGCAATATATACAAACAATACTAATGATGGTTCTGATTATAATGTAACACCAGATGGAGCACATGCGGCTTCGTTTCAAGCAGATGGTGATACTATTTTACATCAAAACGTAGGTATAGGAACTTCAAGTCCAGGTGCAAAATTAAATGTATTTACAGGTGGTAATAGTATTGCGGCTGCAGCGGTGTTACAACATGATACTTTTGCTACAGATAGAAAAGTTGGTTTAGGTTTTGAATTAGGTGATACTCAAATTAAAGCTGCTGTAGGTTTTATCTCAGACGCCTCAAGTCCAGGAACACATGGTAGAGGAAATTTAATATTCTGTGTAGATAGTAATGACGATGCGGCACCTGTTGGTCATGCGGATGAAAAAATGCGTATTACACATGCAGGAAAAGTTGGAATTAATATTGCTTCACCTACTTCTAAATTAGACGTAAGAGAAGATGCTAATAACGTATATACTGCATATTTTTACAATTCAGCTACAGACGCAAATGCTCATGGTATTAATGTACAAACCGCAACTACTAACGCCGGTGCTTATGCTTTTAGAGTAAATTCAGGAAGTCATAGTAATGCTTTAGTTGTAAAAGGTGATGCTAACGTGGGTATAGGAACTTCATCTCCAGCTAGTTATTATGGAAAAAAATTAGTTGTAGTTGCCCCTGATGAAAATGGAATAACATTATTAGGTACTGGAGCTAATCAAAAACAATATTTATGTTTTGCAGATGGTACTTCCGGTGCAGAGCCTTATACTGGGCATTTAGCTTATGATCATAATGATAATACAATGGTTTTGGCTACTAATGGAGGAGCTTTTGCTCTTAAACTAGATAGTTCACAAAATGCAACTTTTGCAGGGACAATAATCTCTTCTAAATCAACAGATGCAGGTATTGGTGGACAATTAAAATTAATAAATCCTCATAATTCAAATAATGTAAATGAAATTGTTTTCCAACACAGAGGTAGTGGAACAGCATACTCAAAAATTGAATCTGCATCTGTTAGTGGTGGTGATAATACACAATTAAAATTTAAAACAGAAGGTGGTGGTTCAATTGCTACAAGATTAACTCTTGATGAGAATGGATATGCAACTTTTGCAGGTAAAGTAATAGTAAGTTATGCTAATGCAGCTCTTGATTTAGCACAGGCAGATGGTGGAGCACATTTTAGAATGGAATTAGATGGTGGAGACGAAACATACTTAAGTACAATAGGAAGTAATAATATGATTTTACGAACAAACTCTAATGCAGCTCTTACATTAGATACTAGTCAAAACGCAACTTTTGCAGGTAGAGTAGTAACAGGAAACACAACAATAGGAAATTGGAGTAATTCAGATAGAATAGAAACAAGCGGTGATGAACTTACTTTAGGAACCCATAGCAACCATGATGTTATTATTAAGAGACAAGCTAGTGCAGCTTTAACTTTCTCATCTGGCACTGCAACTTTTTCAGGGAATGTAGGTTTTGCTGGAACAACCCCTTCATATCATGTTGATATTAATAGAGCAACTAACGATGGTTGGTTAGCACGATTTAAAAACACAGGTACAGCGCCTTACGGTATACAGGTTGACACAAGTGGCAATGCTAGTACCTCATATACATTTGCAGCATATACAGCTGCCGAAGATTTTTACATAAGAAATGATGGAAAAGTTATGATTGGAACTACCACACCTGGTAGAATGCTAAGTATAAATGGTGGGACAGGTAATGATGGCGCTGTGAAATTAGAAACAACAGCTACAGCTAGTAATTTTTGGTCTGGTGTGGAATTAAAATCTCCTAATGCCCAGAGTTTTATATATATGTCTGCAGATGATACTGCTGGTACAATAAAGTTTGTGCCTGCGGGTACTGTAAAAGCACATATAAATGCTACATCTTTTGTTTGCGCAGGAGATGTTGTTGCATATGGTTCACCATCAGATATATCATTAAAAGAAAATATACAACCAATAAATAATGCTTTAGATAAAGTTTCTAAACTAAAAGGTATTACATTTGATTGGAAAGAGTCAGATAGTTTATTAAAAATAAAAGAAGATATAGGCTTTATCGCACAAGATGTACAAAAAGTGTTACCTGATTTAGTAAGAGAGAATGATGATGGTAAATTATCACTTAGAGATAAAGGTATAATACCAGTATTAGTTGAGGCTATAAAAGAATTAGAAGCAAGAGTAAAAGAATTAGAAAACAAGTGATAATAAAATAGTAAAGAAATTCAAAAAACCAAAGATAAACTATAGTGATATAGTATGTTTAACCTTAAATACCAAAATTATGACGTATTTTTATTATAAGACTAATACGTGGAGTAGTCAACCACAAATTTCCGAAGACCAAATTAACCTTTGGAAACATCTTTCAGAAAAGAAAAACTGGAGGATTGTACAATTACCAAATGGATACTTCCAAACCGAATACCGAGATATGGAAGAAGATAAATGGTATGACGTTACTAGACGTGAAACAATGGAATCTGCAGAAGCAGCAATTGACGGTAGTATTGAACACTACAATAAACGAGTGGATTTTCTAAAAGGTCCTAAAGTTGTAAAAACGTTTAAGTAATAATTTTAATCAATTAAATTTAATAAAATGGAATATAATCAACCAAGTCAGATCGTTAAAGATCTAAATTTTGGCGAAGATGCCAAATCAAAGGTAATTTTAGGTGTGGATAAACTAGCTAAGGCAGTCAAATCCACCCTAGGAGCCTCTGGGAAATGTGTAGTATATGAAGATGCTAGAGGCAAACCGGTGATTACAAAAGACGGGGTAACGGTAGCGGAATCCGTTGTCTTATATGATCCGGTTGAAAATATGGGTGCTACTTTAATTAAAGAAGCAGCTAAAAATACTGTGAATGAAGCTGGAGATGGAACTACAACTGCTATTGTTTTAGCAGAATCGTTATTAAAAAACGTAAACCACCCAGATCATTCAAGTAAATCAATAAGGGATATTAAAAATGGAATTAAATCAGGATATGAAAAGGTTATGGAATACCTTTCAAAAAACTCCAAAGCAGTATCTGGAGATATGCTCCAGCACGTATCGGCAATTAGTTGTAATAATGATAAAGAACTTGGCAGCATCATTGCGTCAGCTTACGAAAAAGTAGGTAAAGACGGTGTTGTTTTAATGGAAGAGTCTGATACAGAAAAAACGTATGTTAATATTGTTGATGGGGTTCAATTAGAATGTGGACTAACGTCACCTCATTTAATAACAGATAAAGATAAAAATATATCTATATTAGAAAATCCATATGTTTTAATTGTATCTTCTCCTATACCTAATATACGTAAGATACAAAACATTTTAGAGCATGTAATAAAAACAAAGCAATCTTTATTAATTGTTGCTGAAGTAGATCAAAGTGTTAAAGCGGCGCTTTTAATGAATAAAGTTAAAGGAAATATTAAGGTAAATATTATTGATTTACCTGGATTTGGCCCAACAAAACAAGATACGGTAGAAGATCTAGCAGTATTAACAGGTGCTAAAGTTATTAATGAAGAATTAGGTGATGATTTAGATTTAATTGAACCTAGTGCTTTAGGTAGGGTATATAAATCTGTTACAGATAATAAAACAACTGTTTTAACTGTAGATAGTAAAACCCAAGAACTAAAAGAAAGGATCAAATCTATTGAAAAGAAAATTAAAAATGAAAAAGATCCGTTTTTAAAAACTAAAATACAAGATAGATTAGCAATGTTAAATGGTAGCGTTGGAATGATTTATGTTGGGGGAAATTCAAAAGTTGAATTAAAAGAAAAGAAATATAGAGTTGAAGATGCTATTTATGCTACAAAAGCTGCTCTAAAAGAAGGTATAGTATCAGGAGGTGGTATTGCATTGTTAAATGCCGCTACAAATATAAAAGCAGAAAATATTGGGGAGAAAATATTAGTAAAGTCCATAAAATCTCCTTTCACCACAATTATGGAAAACGCTGGTATTGAAAACTACGAAACACCAACCACAGACGGTGTTGGTTTTAACGTAATTTCCGGGAATACAGTTAACATGGTTAAAGCTGGAATCGTAGACCCCGTCTTAGTTACAAAAACCGCATTGAAAAATGCTATTAGTGTTGTTAGCACTATTATTTCTGCTGATTGTGTAATTTCTAATGTAAGAGTGGATCATGCAGGCAGTTAATACATATGTTGTAGTTGATAAAATTAAAGAACCTGACAAGAAAGTCAAAGGTTTATTATTAACTGAAGAGTTAGATGAAGATAACAGGTATAATAGGGGTAATGTTATTAGCGTTGGAAATTTAGTAGAAGGTATAAAAGAAGGGGATACAATACAATATGATAAACATGCTGGTCACGGTATGCAATGGAATGATAAACTATACTATGTTATACGGGTGAATGATATAGTAATAGTAGAATGAAAATATTAAGTTCATCTTATTTACGTGAAATTAAATTGCTTAAGTATTACAGGCTCGTTAGAAAATGGGCCTGTAAAACATATAATTTAAAAGATGCAGATTTAGAACTTTTAATTTACTTAGATTGTAAAGGTCAGTTTACACGTAATGATTTTATTAATGGAGTATATACGTACTCGTGGGATAAAAACAGGTGGGAGAGATTAAGAAGAGATGGTTGGATAGAAGCGTGGAGACATAGAAATAGAACAACAATTAAATATAGTATTTTTAAAACATCATTTAAATGTTCACAACTAATAAGTAGAATTTATAGAATTTTACTAAATGAAGAAGATTTACCCACTTCAGAAAGAAGTGTTTTTTATAAAAATAAATCATATACAGATAAGGTTTTTAATAAATCTATAGATGATATGATAAAAGATAAAGATAGATAAGTATGCCAAAAGTAGGAAAAAAACATTACCCATATACAAAGAAAGGAAAAGCTGCAGCAGCTAAAGCTAGAAAAAGAAAGAAAAAGGGTAATAAAAAGAAATGAGTAAAATATTAGCAAAAATATTCGGTAATGCCGGTGGTAGTGTACTACAAAAACTATCTGGTGTTGCTGATAAATTTATTACAACCGGTGATGAGAAAAGAGCATTCCAAAAAGATATGGAACAAATTTTTCTTGACGCTGAAGCAGCGATGCAAAAAAACGTTACTGATAGGTGGAAAGCAGACCTAGAGCATGGTAATTTTTTAACACGATCAGTACGTCCACTGGTCTTAATCTTTTTAATTATATCTACTGTAATCATGGTGTTTATTGATAGTGGATCAATAAACTTCAACGTGGAGCAAAAATGGACTGATTTACTTCAGTTAGTTCTGATGACAACCATCGGTGCTTATTTCGGCGGACGAAGCGTTGAAAAGTTCAATCAATTTAAAAAGAAATGATATGCCAAGAATTAGTACATATGCGAGCGATACCGTTGATAAAAATGATAAACTAATTGGTACTAGTTCCGCTGGTGCAACTAAAAACTTTGAGGTAAAAGATATCTCTAAATTTTTAAGAGAAAATAATGCAGCAGGTGTAGCAGGACAACCAACATATACATATGTATCAAATAGTAGTGATCAAGGATCTGGTACTGTTTATGTTAATGGCACAACGCCATTGGCTTTTTCTAGTGTTACAACATTAAGGGTAAGTAAATACAGAAAAGGAGATGATAATTCAATTGAAAATTTATTAGAAATATTTCAAGGTAATGACATTATAATAAATGATGTTGAAGATTTAGATAACTTTGGAATATATGTTTGTTCTAATGTAGCACAAGATGCATCAACTGATTTTTGGACAATAACATTATCTTCAGTCACAACAAGTCAGGGTAGTTTTGTAAATAATAAAACGTATGCAATAGCAGTTTATTCAGTTGCTGGTGATAAATCAACATCATTAACCTTTTCACCAACAAATTTTGCAGGACATCCAAACTTATCTGAAGAAACCGTTAATGGTTCAACAATGAATTATATTGATTGGCAACATAATTTAAATAAATACCCAAGCATTACTGTAACAGAAGCATTTTCAACAACAGGAGCTGGGTTTGTACCATACAAATATGTAAATGCTAATAAAGTGAGAGTATATTTTACTGGTGGTACAAATGGAAAAATATACGCAAATTAAAAATATTAACAAAACTAAACAACTAACGTCATGGCAATACCATTCTTAAGCGATATCGATTTAAACAAAAATCAAGCACTTCAGCTTGTTTTACATAATTCAACATCAGATCCTTCCGGTGGGGTAGAAGGTCAAGTTTATTACAACACGGATGATAATAAATTAATGGCTCACAATGGAACTGCCTTCGCAAACGTTGGAAATACAGATAATGAGGTAAAAGCATTAACCGGCGCGATGGTCACTGGAAATACAGAAACTGGTATTACTGTAACCTACGAATCATCAGATAGGACTTTAGATTTTGAAATAAATGCTGCACAAACAACTATAACATCAATTCTTAATTCGTCTTTAGTTGTTGGTAGAGACGGTCACAATCAAATTGATTTTTCAACTGATAATCAAATAAAATTTAAAACAAACAACGAAACACCAGTAATCATAATGAAAGCTTCTGGTGAAATTGAAGCCACTAAATTTGATGGTGCTTTAGAGGGTAACGCAGATACAGCAACAGCTTTAGCCACAGGTAGAACAATAGCTATGACCGGTGATGTTAATTGGACATCAGCTTCTTTTGATGGTTCTGGCAATGTAACTGGTACATCAGCTATTCAAGCTGACGCTGTTCATGCCACTATGGTTAATGATGATATAATCTCTGCTCAAACTGAATTAACTTCAGGAAACGCAGTTGATGCTGATGAAATGCTAATCAGCGACGGAGGTACTATTAAGAAAATTGGTTTAGATTCATTAAAAACATATTTTGATACTGATGTTTCTGTAGCAAATTTAAAAACTAGATTAGCTGGGGGCTTTGGATCAAATGCTGTTACAATTGGTGATAGTGATGATGTTGTTACAATAGGTAATGATTTAATTATAACTGGTGATTTAACTGTATCAGGCGATACAATTACAGCCAACGTAGGAACGTTAGATGTAGAAGATAAAAATATAACAGTTAACAAAGGTTCAGGAGATACTAGTTCAACAGCAAGTGGAGCGGGTCTTACTATTCAAGATGCGGTAGACGCTTCAACAGATGCTACTATGTTATGGGATGCTAGTAATGATGAGTTTGACTTTTCACATGCAATTAATATAACAGGTAAGATTTCTACAAGTGGAACTATAGAACTAGGACATGCTACAGATACAACAATAAGTAGATCTGCTGCTGGTGGAGGAGATATAGATATTGAAGGTAATATAGTTTATAGAGCTGGTGGTACTGATGTTGCTATAGCAGATGGTGGTACTGGAGCTTCTACAGCCGCAGCTGCATTTACAAATTTAAAACAAGCAGCAACTACTTCAGCTACTGGTGTTGTTGAATTAGCCACAACCACAGAAGCATCAACTGGAACAGATTCATCAAGAGCAATAACATCAGATGGTTTACAGCAATTTCATAACGATAGAAACAAAAGTTTTGAATTAGATAATAGTGCTTCAGGTGTTGCATCAAGTGATAATATTACATATACAATTACTCATGGTATGGGTGCATCAAGATTGTATAAAGTAGAAATTATTGAAGATAGTAGTAATTATCAAACAGTACACGCGGACGTAAAAAGACCTTCAGATACAACAATAACCGTTGCTTTCGCTTCAGCGGTAATAGCTGGCACTTATAGGGCTTTAATTACTAAGATATAATAAAATAAATTAAAATATGGCACAGAATTTTTTAACCGGTATAAATATCGTAGGAGACGCTCTATCCATTAGTGGAAATTCTGTCATTTCTTCAGCAAGGCATGCCGCCTTCGTAAATTTAACAACAACAGGTGATAATACATTAGGTAATGCTACTAGCGATAGTACGACTATTAATGGTAAACTAATTACTAATGGAGCTATTTTAGGTGGTTCTGATGGAGCAAATGGTGGTATAAGAATTCATAGTGGAGGAACAAAATTTTTTAGTGTAAATTCATCTAACGCTGCAACAAATAACGTAATGGACGTTGGTGCATCAGATGCAAAATTCAAAGATGCGTATTTTGGAGGAACAGTAGATGCTGCAACAATAGGTAGTAATACAGCCGCATTACGAGGAACTTCATTAACTATAGATTCAAGATTAACTTTACATGATGGAGAAATAGATAATAATTCAGGGGATTTAACTTTAGATTCAGCGGGAGATATTATTTTAGATGCTGATGGTGGGGATATTAAATTAAAAGATGCTGGTGTATCAAAGCACACTATTTCTATGCAAGCAAATGGGGATACTTATTTTGTAAACGAAACTGCTGATGCTGATATAATGATTAGAGGTGTAGATGGTTCTTCAACTATAAGTGCAGTGACTTTTGATATGTCAAATGCTGGTTCAGCTTTCTTTAACCATGATATAGTTTTAGTAGATAATGGTAAAGTTACTTTTGGAGGTGGTTCGGATCTACAAATTTATCATGACGGATCTCATAATTATATAGATGCTACAACTACAGATCAAGATATTATATTTAAAGGTACAGATGGTGGTAGCGATATAACAGCATTAACCTTAGATATGTCAGAGGGTGGTAATGCAACCTTTGCAGGTAATGTAGATTTTTCCAATAATAAGGGTTTAACTTGGGCTGGCTCACACTCTGTTAGAGTTGAAAGTAATATTTTAAAAATGGCCGCTTCTAGTGGTATACAGTTACAAAATGCTACTCAAATATATTATGATGGCGGTGGTGCTGCTATGGGATTAGATATACACAATTCAGGAACTAATGCTGCTGATGACGCTAAAATAACATTTGAAACTCAAGGTCAATATGACTATATAGTAGGTATTGATAGAAGCGCAGGTGAATTTAAAATATCTCGTTCTGCTGCTTTTGGAACAAATGATGTTATTTCATTAGATAGTAGTAGTAATGCAACTTTTGCAGGTGATGTAACAGCCGAAGGTTCCATAGCATCACTTGATGGTTCTTCTCAAGTTTTTCTAGGTGAATATAGTAATGGAGCTGTTATTTGGTTAGATGGTTCTGATGGTGATTTATCTGGTGGTGATTATTTTGGTATACATGCTTACGGGACTGATACTTTAGCATTTAGTTATGGCGCTTCAACTAAAATGATAATGGACAATGAGGGTAAACTTGGTTTAAATGGAACAACACCTAATGATTATCATAACGATGCTGATGACCTTATTGTTGGTAGTGGTAGTGGAAATGCAGGTATGACAATACGAAGTGGAACTACTGGTTACGGATCAATATTCTTTGCAGATGGTACAGCAGATGATGCTACAGAAAAAAGAGGTCAAATAAGATATTTACAAGGTAGTGAAGTTATGACTTTCCACACTGATAATGTTGCTACCGCGGCTTTATCACTTAACCTTGATCAAAGTGCAACTTTTGCAGGACATGTATTATTAGCTGATAGTAAAGTATTAAAAATAGGTACTGGTGCAGATCTTCAATTAGAACACAACGGATCACATAGTTTTATTACTAGTAACACAGGTAATTTAAATATAATTGAAAATGCAGGTGCTTTAAATATAATTAACAATACCACTGATGGTAATATAGTATTTACTAATGATGATGGTAATGGTGGTACATTTGATTACTTCTATTTAGATGGTGGTAGCACAACATACGCTAGTGGTGCTACAACAGCGGCATATACTATATGGAAAGACAATTCAAGGGTAACATTTGGTAATGATAAAAATTTATCCATATTTCATGATGGAAATAATAACCAAATTAGAAATGAGATTGGTAATCTTGATTTTGAGCAACACGCTGATAATGGAGATATAAGATTTTATGGTGATAATGGCGCTGGTGGTGTAAGATGTTATTTCTATATGGATGGTAGTTTAGCAGCAGATGGTGGTCTTTGTTATACTACATTCACTGATAATAGTGTATTAGATTTTGGAGACAGCCAAGATTTAAAAATATCACACCAAAGTGGTAATAGTTATATAGAAAATGGAACCGGTATATTAAATATTAATAACAGTGGTGGTAATCTTGTTTTTGATATTTCTGGTGATATAACATTAGATGCTGGTGGTAATGATATAAGATTATTTAAAGCAGGTGTTGAGTATGGTAAATTTAAAAATGATAGTGGCAATCTAGCAATGTATTCATCAATACAAGATGAAGATATAATATTCAGAGGCAATGATGGTGGTTCTATAATAGACGCTCTTACTTTAGATATGTCAAATGGTGGTTCAGCTACATTTTTAGATGATGTTGACATAGGTAAAAATCTTAATTTGATCAGTGCTTCAAGTCCTACCATACAGGTAAAGGACACAACAAACAACTGTATTTTAAAAATGTACGCTCAAGATAGTAATGCTATTATAGGAACTTACAGTAATCATCCTTTAGCATTTTACACTGATAGTGGCGCAACTTTAACATTAAACACCGACCACAGTGTGTTATTTGCTAGCACAGTAGAAACATCAGGGGTGTTTGCTGCAGGAAATGGCGCTGTTGGTGCTCCTGCGTTTACATTTGCAAGTGATTTAAATACTGGAATATACAGAACTGGTGCTGATAGTATAGGATTTGCAACTGGTGGTTCTCTTGCTTTAACTATAGCAAATAACGATGCAACTTTTGCAGGTAGAATAGCAGATCTTCATAAAAAATATTGTAGTGCATCAATATCTAATAGTTATGTTAGAATATATTTTGCTGACGATTCAACCAATAGTGCAGGTGGCAGTGAAATGGGAACTATAGTTAGATTAACAGGTACTGCTCATGGTACAAGCCACGTAGGTTGTTTTACTGCACTTATAAATGTTGGTCACTATCAAAGTGTTCATATAGAATCATTCAATAATTTTTATGGTACTCACACTTCCGGAGCAACTAATCCAATTTTAAAAGTAGAAAGTGATAACAATGGTTCATATACATTATCTATGAAAACCGCTAGTACAAATGCTGCTACGTATTACTTTACTATAGAGTGTTTAACTCCAGAATCAACAATAACAACACTACCTGGTTCTACAGCATCAACAAGTACAACACATGAGCATACAATGATTCAAGGTTCACATAGTACTGGTGCTGGTGGATATAAGGGTGTCAAAATAACAGGTGATTTACATATAAAACAACTTGATGATGCAGGTTTTGATGAAGGATTTATAATTGAAAGAAGTGCTAATACGCAAAAACTTATTATTGGTATGGATGGTGGCGCTGTTAATTTTAATAGCCCTGATGGTTTAAGTTATAAATTTAGAAATAACGGTAGCGAGAAATTTACAATAGATAGTTCTGGTAATATAACCCCTCAATCAAGAATAACTTTTGATTATGGTGGTGACCATTATATGGAAACAGGCACTGATACCTTATCTTTTAAGGCTAGTAGCGGAACTGTTCAATCTACGTTTAATTTTTCAGATTTATCTACAACTTTTGCAGGGAATTTAACAATCCCAGAATATATATATCATAGTGGTGATACAGATACTTATCTTAGACTTGAAACTAATAATGTTGTTCTTGCTGCTGGTTTGGCAGGATATATTCAATTAGAATCTGATGGTGATATACAAATAGTACCAGAATACACCACTGATAATGCTGTTCATTACATAGAATTAGGTAGAGTTGCTGGTTCAAATAGCGGTAGTTCAACTGGAGATAACCCTGTACACGTAACTGTATTAGGAGGTTATTCAGTAGATTGGAGTGGTGGTACAAGATTATCTAATGAAGGTTTCTTAATGTGGCATTCAGGTGGTGGTTGGACAGGTAATCAAAGACATTGGGCTTTAACTAATGCTTATGATATGGGTGGAACTGGTGGTCCAAAATTCGCTTTACTATTAGGTGATGATAGCACTACAGAACCTACATTAGGTTCAAATGGCGCGTTAGGTACTAACACATCCGTAGCAACTTATTGGAAAAATGATAAACATTTGATTCATGGTGGTGCTGCAACGTTTAATATGGGTAGTGGTGTAGCTACCATGACTTCAACAACATCGCCTTTATTAGTATTAAATCCAACTGCTAATAATTACGGTGGTATTCAATTTCAGTACGGAGGTGCTGTAAAAGGTATGTCGATGTATAATTCAGGCATGATGGTGTATGGTGGTGAGTCTGGTGTATTTACAAGATTACAAGCAGGTGGTGGATATGGTTTACATATTGATGCAACAAATCAAAATGTTCATGTAGGTTCAACAAGTGATACTAGTTACAAATTAGGAGTTAACGGAACATTTTATGCTTCTGGTGATGCAACTTTTGGAGGAAAAGTAGCTGTTGGTGGAGCATCACAAGTTGCAAACTCTGCAGTATTAGATGTAAATATAGACCAAACAAATGGTGCATTAGCCGCAGCTAATACAGTTCATTTTGGGAAACACGGTGCACATACAGATGGTCAAATAAGTGGTATAACATTAGGTTATAAAGAAAATGGTAATGCTAGTTATAGAAAACTAGCTATTGTATCTGAAGGTAGAGGAGATGGAGCTGCTAGACAAAATTTACATTTATTAGTAGATATTGCAGCTGATAGTGGAAGCGCTGCTCTTACTGATTCAAAATTAAAAATTGATGGATTAACAGGAGTTACAACCCTTAATGGAACTAGTACTAGCGCAAGATTTAGTGTTGGTGGTGATGTATCTGTTTTAGGATCAACTGATTTTACAATCCCAACAGGTAGAAAACTCTTATTAGATGGTGCTGGTGGACACACTTATATAATGGAAGAAGGTGATAACAACATGAAGTTTTATGTTGGTGGTTCTGAACATATGGCAGTTGGTGGTGGAAATGTTACTATAAAACCTAGTTCTACTTTTACAGTAGATGCTGGAGGTCAAGTTAATCTTGATGCTGGTAATGCAGAAATTCACTTAAAAGGTTCAGGAACTACATTTGGTAAACTTTTCACATCAGGAAGTGATTTTTATATCAACCATCCTGTTTCAGATGAAGATATTATATTTAGTGGTAATGACGGTGGTAGTTCAATAACAGCCCTAACTTTAGATATGTCAGAAGCTGGTAAAGCAACATTTAATAATGATGTTGTAGCGTTCTCAGATAGAAAGTTAAAGAAAGATATTAAGACTTTAGATGGTTCTAAGGTATATGATATGCGTGGTGTTAGTTTTACTAGAAAAGATACTGGTAAAGATGGTAGCGGTGTTATAGCTCAAGAACTACAAGAAATAGCACCAGAATTAGTTAATGAAACAAATGGTACATTAGGTGTATCTTATGGTAATATAACAGGATATTTAATTGAAGCTATTAAAGATTTAAAAGCAGAAATAGAAGAATTAAAGAAATGTAATAAATGTGAAAATTGTAATTGTGAAAATAAATAACCATGGCAGTACCACCAGCAAACGGAGCAATATATTTATCTAAAATAGCTTTAGAAAAAGCATATGATAATTATGCACATAGTTCAGCTTGGACTACTTTAGAACCCAGTAACAATAAAATATCATTAAAACATGTTACTATTGGAGGCGCGCCGCATGCTGGATTTTATAATGCTGGTGAAAGTCCAGAGGGTTTTGAAGCTACTAATACAAATGGTCCTAATTATCCAAATAATGATGCACCTTATGGAATGCAGGAGTTTTTACAATACGACCATGATTTTGTTACCTCAACCACATCATATAGAACAGATTCTGGTGTTAAATTTAATGTGTTATGTGCTTCTAATACAACAACAGCTATATATACTGTTGGTGCTATAGCTAATGGCTCAACTGTTTATACAAACGCAACAAGAACAGCAACATTAGCAGCTGGAAAATATGGGTGGCATGTCAATTCCAATAGCACCCAATCAACACATAGATTTGAAACAGATGGTAGTGGTGTAGTAAGTAACCTCGCAAGTTGTTAAGATATGAAAATAGACGAAAATAAAATAAAAAAACATACGGGATCAAGTTTTAATATTACAAAAGAAGATGGTACTACGCACCTTCGCTTTAATAGTGGAGATTGGTTAAAAAATGAGAGTGTATATTCTGATGTGTATTTAGGGGAGTGTGACGGGTGTAATAGAGATAAAATAAAAGATATATTTGATAGTTTTTCTTATGATAAAATATTAGTTGGTGGTTTAGGATTAGGATTAATACCAAACCATTTAGCTAATAAATCTAAATCAGTTATTGATGTTATAGAAAATAATAAAGAGTTAATAGATTGGGTAAATAATGAAGATTATTTAGATAATTCAGTAAATATAATAGAAGCTGATATTTTTTCTTATACACCATCTAAAAAATATGATTTAATTCTTATTGATATATGGTGGAATGAATCAGATATTACAGAAGAAATAAAAACTTCTTTAAAAAATAAATATTCTTCACATTTAAATAGTGATGGGAAATTATTTTTACCATTAACAGAAGAAGATATAAAGTAAAATACACAATAAAGGTGTAATAAGATATTTAGCTGGCAACAGCTAATTTGTTTAACATTTTAAATTTAAAAACATGGCATTAAAAGGATCATATGATTACAAAGGTATCACTGTAAGTGATGCGTATGTAAAGATTACGGGCGTAAATTGGACTTGTAATAGCAATTCTGAGAATTACGTAAAAACTGCAGCTGTGTACAATTCTGATGGTACAGTAAAGACACCTCAGGTAGATGATACTAGATGGGTACAAACTACAGTTGGAAATTGGCACGCAAATGTTTATAAAGATAAAGCAGCTAGAGATGCAAACCCTCATGATCAAATCTGTTCAGTCAGTGGATCATTTGATATGGATCTTAAAGATAGTGCAAAAAATCCTGTAAAACAGGCTTATGTTGCAGCTAAAACTGTTGATACTTATAAAAGCATGGCAGACGCTTAATACACTATGACAATAGGTTGTTAAGAATATTATTATTTGTGTAATAGTAATAGAGTAGAATTTTAACTAAAATTTAATAAATTATGAATAAAAAAGTAGAAGACGCAAAAGTCACAAAAATTACTGATGAGCAGTTAACTGAACTTCAGGGACATGTAAACAGAATCAATGCAGCTCAATTACAATTGGGTCAACTTGAATCACAGAAACATGGTGTTGTAAACGCCATACCAGAACTTCAAAAACAATTAAAGGAATTCCAAGATAAAATGGAAGAAGAGTATGGTAAAGTAAGTATTAATATACAAGACGGCACAATACAAGAAATACCCGAAGAAGATGGGCAAGCTAATACGTAAGATAAGTATTGGTAAAGATTATAAAAATGAAGCTATGCATTACGCCGTTGGCCAAGAGGTTTACGGCGGGCATACTATTTGTAATATAATAGAAGAAGATACTAAATACAGTATTTATATTAAAAAAGATAAAGATGTATTACCATGGAAAGATTTTAATAAAAACATGGCGGTATCTATAGAATATAACTTAGAATATTAATGCGTGCATTATATAATTTTATAGTTGAACCAATAGGAGGAAGATATAATAATAAAAAACAAATTGGTGATAAAGAGCTTATATTAAATACAGAAGTATTTAATCATCAATACGTTAATAGAGAAGCTAAGGTTATAGCTATACCTAAATTATTACAAACTGATATAAAAGTTGGTGATACAGTATTAGTTAATCACAATATATTTAGAAGATGGCATGATATTAGAGGGAATGAGAAAAATAGTAGAAGTTATATTAAAAGCAATTTATATTCTATCAATGAAGATCAAATATACGCGTGTAAAAGAAATAATAAATGGAACGCTTTAGATGGATATTGTTTCTTACAACCAATTGAATCAAAAGATAAATTTGATACTAACAAAGAACAACAAAATGTTGGTATTGTTCAATATATTGAGAGTAATAATATAAAAAATGTTAATATAGGTGATTTAGTTGGTTTTATACCAGGTGTTGAGTATGAATTTATAGTTAACAATACACGTTTGTATAGGATATTAATACAACACATTACAATTAAATATGAATATAAAGGAAACGAAAAGAAATATAATCCACGCTGGGCAGAAAGCAGTTGATGAATTAATTAAAGTTGCTAAAGAACCTATTGTAGATTCAGAAGATGATATATCTGCTGATAGATTAAAAAATGCCGCAGCTACAAAAAAATTAGCTATATTTGATGCTTTTGAAATATTGAATAGAATTGAAGAAGAAAGAAATATATTAGAAGATAAACCTTCACAGAAAAAAGATAATACATTTCAGGGTTTTGCAGAAAAGAGATCTAAATAATGCACGAACAAACGTTATATAAAATTATTGAACCAGTAAGAATTAACACGCTTAAAAGGTTAAATAAAAGTAAGAAATGGAAATATGGTTATAATAAAGAAAATGATATTATAGTCATAAGTAAGACAGGACAAATAGGTGAGATATATGAAATACAAAATCTTAAAATAGCTTTACCACCTGCTACTAAAGTTTATAGTAGATCAAAAAAGAAAAAAGAACAATACTGGGAGCAGTTCGAATATCCAAAAGCATTGAAAAATGTTAAAACCATTTTTGATTGGAGAGATTATCCCAATGAACATAAAGATAAATGGTTTGATTATATCAATGAGGAATTCAATCGTAGGGAAAATGGTTTTTGGTTTAATAATAATGGTAAGCCTACTTACATTACCGGTACTCACTATATGTATCTTCAGTGGTCAAAAATTGATGTGGGTGCTCCTGAATTTAGAGAATCAAATAGATTATTCTATTTATTTTGGGAAGCTTGTAAAGCAGATAAACGCAGCTATGGAATATGTTATCTTAAAAATAGACGATCTGGTTTCTCGTTTATGGCAAGTGCGGAAACAGTTAACGCTGCTACTATCTCGAGTGATTCAAGATTTGGGATATTATCAAAAACTGGTTGGGATGCTAAAAAGATGTTTACAGATAAGGTTGTACCAATATCTGTTAATTACCCGTTTTTCTTTAAACCGATTCAGGATGGTATGGATCGACCAAAAAGCGAACTTGCATATAGGGTCCCGGCTCAAAAGTTTACTAGAAAGAAACTTCAAACGAATGAGCAAATTGAAGAAATTGTAGGTTTAGATACAACTATTGATTGGAAAAACACTGGCGATAACAGTTATGACGGAGAAAAACTTAATCTATTAGTACACGATGAGAGTGGTAAGTGGGAGAGGCCTGATAATATATTAAATAATTGGAGAGTAACAAAAACATGTTTACGTTTAGGTAGTAGGGTTATTGGGAAATGTATGATGGGTAGTACATCAAATGCATTAGATAAAGGTGGTGATAATTTTAAAAGATTATTTAGAGATTCTGATGTAACAAAAAGAAATAAAAATGGACAAACTAAATCTGGATTATATAGTTTGTTTATACCAATGGAATGGAATTATGAGGGATTTATGGATAGGTATGGTATGCCTGTATTTATAACACCTAAGGACGTAGTTTATAATATCTATAACGATATGGTTGAAACTGGCGTTGTTAATCATTGGGAAAATGAAGTTGAAGGTTTAAGAAATGATCAAGATGCTTTAAATGAGTTTTACAGACAGTTTCCAAGAACTGAAGAACACGCATTTAGAGATGAAGCGCAAAATAGTATATTTAATTTAGTAAAAATATACGAACAAATAGATTTTAATGAAGAATTAAAAAATTCAGTTGGTATATCAACTGGAAACTTCCAGTGGGTTAATGGAATTAAAGATAGTAACGTAATATTTTATCCTGATCCAAAAGGAAGATTTAATGTTTCTTGGGTACCACCTAGTCATTTACAAAATAAAATTGTTGATAAAAATGGTAGAAAGTATCCTGGTAACGAGCATATGGGAGCTTTTGGATGTGATAGCTATGACATATCTGGAACAGTAGATAATAAAGGATCTAAAGGTGCGTTACACGGTTTAACAAAGTTTAGTATGGAGGATTGTCCTCCTAACCAATTTTTTTTAGAATATATAGCAAGACCAGCAACAGCTGAAATGTTTTTTGAAGACGTATTAATGGCATTAGTATTTTACGGAATGCCAATACTTGCTGAAAATAATAAACCTAGATTATTATATTATTTAAGAAGAAGAGGTTATAGAGGTTATTCAATGAATAGACCTGATAAAGTATGGAATAAATTATCCGTTGCTGAAAAAGAAGTTGGTGGAATTCCAAATTCAAGTGAAGATATTAAACAAGCACACGCTGCTGCAATTGAAATGTATATACAAGAGCATGTTGGCACGAAGCAAGATGGATCTCATGGGAATATGTATTTTAATAAAACACTTAATGATTGGTCAAGATTTGATATAAATAAAAGAACAAAATTTGACGCGACAATAAGTTCAGGTTTAGCAATTATGGCATGTAATAGAAATTTATATGCACCAAATGCTAAAATAGAGACACAAAAACTAAATATAAACATCGCTAAATATACTAATAGTGGTACAATATCTAAATTAATAGAGTAATATGGCTGAAACAGTTAGAAAAGCAAATTTTCCAAGTCAGATTGTAAGTGATTCAGAAAAGGCTAGTAAAGAATATGGATTAAAAATAGGTAAAGCAATTGAGCATGAATGGTTTGGTGTTAATAGCAATGTTAATAAATTCCAATCAAACGAAAATGAATTTCATAAATTAAGATTATATGCTAGAGGAGAACAATCAATACAAAAATATAAAGATGAACTATCGATAAATGGTGATTTATCTTATCTTAATTTAGATTGGAAACCTGTTCCAATTATACCTAAATTTGTAGATATTGTTGTAAATGGTATAGCGGAAAGAATATATGACATAAAAGCATACTCACAAGATCCAAGTGGAGTTGAACAGAGAACAGAATATATGGAATCAATGTTGCGGGATATGCGTAGTAAAGATATTAATGATTTTGTACAGCAAGCATTTAACAAAAACATGTATGAAAATGATCCTGGTAGTTTACCTGGTAGCGAGGAAGAATTACAACTGCATATGCAATTGGATTATAAACAATCTATTGAGATAGCTGAAGAGCAAGCATTAACCACATTATTTAATAATAATAAATATGAAAATACAAGGAAGAGACTATATTATGATTTAACTGTTCTTGGTATTGGTTGTGTAAAAAATAATTTTGATACCGCAAGAGGTGTAACAGTTGAATATGTTGATCCAGCTAATATGGTTTGGTCACACACAGAATCACCATACTTTGATGATATATATTATGTTGGCGAGGTAAAAAATATACCTATTAATGAACTTAAAAAACAATTCCCTGACTTAAGTGAAGAGGAATTAAAAGATGCGGCAGAATCTGGTGTTCACTTAACACCAATGAATAGAAATAATATCTACAACAATACTAATATAGACAAGAATACCGTTCAGGTTTTATATTTTAATTATAAAACATTTATGAACGAGGTATATAAAGTTAAAGAATTAGGAAGTGGTGCAGATAAGGCAATACAAAAAGATGATAACTTTAATCCACCTAACGATGAAAAATTTAGAAAAATTTCTAAATCACACGAGGTGTTATATGAGGGTGTATTAGTTTTAGGTACCAAGCAATTACTTAAATGGGAAATGGCTAAAAATATGATGCGTCCTAAAAGTGATTCATCAAAGGTGAAAATGAACTATTCTATAGTAGCGCCAAGAATGTATAAAGGTAAAATTGAATCACTAGTTGGTAGAATAACTGGTTTTGCTGATATGATTCAATTAACACATTTAAAATTACAACAAGTGTTATCAAGAATGGTACCAGATGGTGTTTATTTAGATGCTGATGGTTTAGCAGAAGTTGACTTGGGTAATGGTACAAACTATAATCCACAAGAGGCATTAAACATGTTCTTCCAAACTGGTAGTGTTATTGGTAGATCATTAACACAAGAGGGTGATATGAATCCTGGTAAAGTACCTATACAAGAAATAGCAAGTGGTAGTGGTGGTGCTAAACTACAGAGTTTAATTACTACATATAATTATTATTTACAAATGATAAGAGATGTGACCGGATTAAATGAAGCTAGAGATGGTAGTACACCTGATAAAAACGCTTTAGTGGGTATACAAAAAATGGCAGCCGCTAATAGTAATACAGCAACAAGACATATTTTACAATCTGGTTTATTTGTTACTGTTGAAACAGCTGAGTGTTTGTCGTTAAGAATATCTGATATACTTGAATACTCACCTACAAAAGATGCGTTTATACAACAAATTGGTGCGCATAATGTTGGTACGTTAAATGAATTAAAGAGTTTATATTTACACGATTTTGGAATATTTATTGAGTTAGCTCCAGACGAAGAAGAAAAACAACTTCTTGAAAATAATATACAGCAAGCATTAGCTAAAAATAGTATAGAACTTGAGGATGCTATTGATGTTAGGGAAATAAAAAATATTAAATTAGCTAATCAACTTTTGAAACTACGAAGACAAAAGAAAATAGCGCAAGATCAACAAATAGCACAACAAAATATTCAAGCTCAAGCACAAGCAAATGCACAATCACAGCAGGTTGCTGCGCAGGCTGAAGTTCAAAAGAATCAAGCTATAACACAACAGAAGGCACAGTTAGAGCAAGTTGAGTT